CCTTTAGCTTAAATGCAAATGGTAAGCTAATCGCAACTATCTAACATGGCAACTATTGATCTCGGCAAAATTAAATTAGTCTGGCGAGGTACTTACAACAACTCTACTGCATACACAGTTGATGATTTAGTTGAGTACACAGACAATAATATAACAAGCTCGTATATATGCGTAGCAAACTCAACAGGTAACGCACCTTCAACTGGTGGTACAGCCCACGCAAGTTGGAACTTTGTAGCAAAAGGTGTAGTAGACCCTATACCTAGTCAATCTGGAAATGCTGGTAAAGTTTTAAAAACAGATGGCTCTTCATTATCCTTTGGTGATGCTGGTGGTTGGGTAAAAATAGCTGGTGGAAATGGCCCTAGTTCAGCAGTTACTGAAATAACTCTTGATAATATATTTACAACTACTTATAAATTCTATAAAGTGTTTATAATGTGGACTCAGGATGACTGGATGAAAATAAGATTTATAGATAGTTCTGGTAATAATTTAACAGCCTCCTCGTATAGATGGGTTTCTACAGCTTCTCACGAAAATACTGATGGTGGGCCTGACCGTGTTGGTGGTAGTGGTAACTCATGGATTCCCGGAAACTATTGGAACGCTACTGACCACGGATTCTCCTTAATTGAGTTAACATTTGTTGACCCTATGGATTCAAGCAAAGATCCCGGTTGTAGTATCTTAGCTCATAATAATGAAAACTCTCAATTACATAGTATGTCTGGTGCTGGTTATTGGTACAACGGCATAGGTATTAGAGGTTTTAAAGTTTCTGGTGATGCTGGTGATTCTATGGTTGATGATAATTTTCGATACGTAGTTTTAGGAGCAAAAATTTCATGAAGAAAGCAACATTACAAGCTGACGGAAGTTGGAAGATTGAAGATCTTACATCAGAAGAAGTAACAGCTTACAACAATACCGTAGCTGAAGGTAAAGCATTTAAAGAAGCACAAGAAGCAGCAGCTACAAAGAAAGCAACAGATAAGGCTGCTGGTACAGCAAAACTAAAAGAGCTTGGTCTTACAGACGATCAGATTGCTGCACTTCTTAACTAGCTATGCCATTAACACAAGTATCATCAAGGGCTATAGAAGACACCCTTAGATATGTCTTAGGTGCTAGTGGTACAGATCATTATACTTTTACAGGTAAAGGTCTTAATGGTACAGTTAACGACCCTACAATATATCTTGTTCGAGGTCAGACTTATATATTTGAAAATAGATCTGGAGGTCATCCGTTTTATATAAAGACCAGCATTGCCAATGGTGGCACGAATGATGCATACAATACAGGAGTCACAAACAATGGTGGAGGAAATGGTACAGAGATAGTATTTACAGTACCGCATGATGCACCTGACACTTTGTATTACCAATGCAGTTCGCATAGCAGTATGGCTGGCGAGTTTAAGATAGCAGGGTCGGTAGCAGATGGAAGTATAACGGAATCAAAATTAGCTGATGATGCAGTAACAGCCGATAAGTTAGCCGACTCTATTAACTCGGCTATAGCAGCAAACACAGCTAAAGACCTTACAGCGTTAAATGCAAGTAACCTTACATCAGGCACAGTTCCAGATGCAAGAATTGGTGCAAGTAGTGTTACTCAACACGTTACAGCATTTGACGATAACAATATTATTAACGACATATCTGCACTTGCTTTAAAGATTAATGCTTTACAGAACGCAACTAGATATAATACAAACTCTACTTTTGTAGATACGTTTCAAGATTCTGCTGGTGTAGGCACTTTTACCAACTGCGCTAGAAGTGCTAGTGGCGAGTATGTTGCTTCAATAATTTCCAAACCTTTTTATAAACCAAGTACTGATTTATGGACGTTTACTCAAAGTACTACAAACGTAGCAACTAATGGAGAAATGACATTTGTTGCCTGGATGAAGAGTGCTAATGGTTCTAACTGGACTTACAACGGCTCACAAGGTGGTGGAATAATGAACCTCCAAACAAAAGATGATACATCAAAGTATGTCGCCTTTAACATTGGTTATGGTTCAAACAATGGTAAGTTTGGAGCGCACACACCTGGTGTATCTGATTGTAATACTAACAGCGCTTGGTCTGCTCCAACTGATAAGTGGGTTATGGGTGTAGTAAGAACTGGTTACAACTGGTCAGCAGCCCACGTTGAAATTATGCACCGAGCTTATGATGCAAGCAGCTTTACTACTGATGCAGATAGCAATGGTGGTACAAATAACTACGGAACTAAAGCTGGTGGATTAGGAAGATTATTTAGACACGCTTCTAATAGCTATACTGGCGATTACGATAATACTTATATTGCTCACATGGGATTCTGGAATGAATCGTTAAATGGCAACCAATTAGATGCGTTGTTTAATAGCGGAGAAATTTTTGATTGGACTCAAAACAAAGGTAATTATAATGTCGCAAGCAACCTTCAAGAATATTTTAAAATGGATGAAGGTTCTGGTACTACTCTTGCAAACTCCGCTAATGGTGGGGATGCAACTAGAACATCTGGCTCTGGTTCATGGGATTTAGATACTACTCAATTAGGTTCAGCTAATGCAACTGGAAACTTTGTATCTAATGCAATTACAGCTTCATCATCAACTAGCAAGATGGGAGTTGTTATAACTTTTATTGATGGCTATGGTTCAACCACTATAAATACAGATTTAAAAGTTTACTTATCAGCAGATAATGGTTCTAACTGGACTCAAGCTAGTTTGGTTTTAGCGCCTAATTTTGCTACAGGTGTAAGAATGGCAATAGCAAACGATGTTACTGTAACTGCTGGTACACAACTTAAATATAAAATTGAATTTGCTAACCAATCAGCTAGTTCTAAAGAAGTAAGAGTTAGCGGTATATCTTTACAGTTTTAAAAAATACTAGATCTACTTAACTTCTCTTCTACCTTAGCTCTAAAAGCTGGATCTTTTTTGTACTTAGGATCATTCATTGCTTCCTCTAGTTGAGCAGTACTCTCGAACTTGTCGCTTGAATAAGTAGCAGCTTTACCAGATATAAGATTAGGCTCACTACCTACAGCATTGCTGTACCTGGCATGAAGTCCAGCAACAGTTAGCTTAACTGTTTCTAAATCTCCATTAATACCTTTTGAGTAAGCTGCTTTCTCTGCTTCAGTTAGATTATCTCTAGCCCAATACTGCATAGCAGTAAAGGCATCTTCGCCTCCGTAAGATTCCTTGATAGCTGTAAGGTCAGACTCTAATACAGTAGCTTGATTTCTTAATCCATCTAAATGTGTATCTACTAATGATCTAGGAAAGCCAGCTTTCTCTAACTCTTTATAATGCTTATCTGTAATCTCTCCATTCTCTTGCCAGTATTCATTCATCTTTTGATAGTTAACTCCAGCCTCTTCAAGTCTGTTGCCAACTGTTTCTCCGTAGATTTCTTGAGCAGTTTGCGGTTCTCCTGGAGTATCAACTTGTTCTTGCTTTTGTTTTAACTCCTGGTAAGCAGC